CGATTTTACAATCTTCAAAGACTTGTGCAAATTCACTTGTATCAACAAGATTTTTCATCTTACGACCGAACCTAACTGCAAGCTCTCCTGTGTGTGTTGTTTGTATCACTTTTAATTTTGGATTTTTTCCTACCATCCATGCAGGAAACAAATAAGAAGCAAACTCCGATTTAGTGTGTCTGGGGGGCATGTTTACTATCAATCGCTTAATCTTTCCGGTGGCAATATCTTCAAACTTCTTTGCTATCTTTCGATGATGATCTCCTTCAATGAATTCTGGCCAAACGTGTTTGACAAAGGGAATAAACCTTTTTTCTGCTAGATCTAACTTTCTTAATTGCTGTTCCAATAGTTCTGTTTGGAGTTGGACCTCCGTTTTGTTTTGCATGGTATTGTTTGTATCAAACTGGGGGCGTAGTGTAAATTATTTTTACGGGGCCTTGATTTAGGGGGGTGGGGGTAAAAAATTTTTGGATTTTGTTTTTTGGATCTGATGTAAGTACCTAGAGCCATGGTTCACGGCTCTAGGTTAGTGATTAATTATTTACTTTTCGCTTCCGCTTCCAACGGATCTTGAGCAAATATATTTTTTTTATTTAAATTTGTTTTTAGCTCTTCGCTTATTGGATCACCGGCTGGCAATTTACCAGTATTAGCAAAGGTTCTAAAATCTTTTATTAGACCAGTTTGTGTGATTGCGAATTCCTCAGCAATATCAAGAATAGCGTTTCCAAGTTTAGTAGTTTGAAAATGTCTTAGATTACTAAAGTCTCTTGATCCAACCAACTTGAATATATCTTCCATTGAATTGGCTAGGCGTTCCATTCTATCGAATTCAAAAGAATGCTGTTTAATTTTTGTTTTTAGTTTTTCAGTTAAAGCCATTGTTTTATCCTTTCTATTAATATGGGATTTATTTTATATATTTATTTCGTTTTCTCAAGGTTTAATTCCTGGGCAATTTTCTTTTTATATTGGTCATAAGGTAAATGCCTATATTTATCGACTGCTGTAAGAAATTTAATATAATTTGATCCTAGGTTTATTGTTCTTTTTTTAGTGCTGCTTTTTTTCTTTTTCATTTTTATTTATCCTTTCTTAAAATAATTCTAGTTGTTTTGGGTTTGGTTCGTGGTTCTCGGTACTTGGCTCACGATCAATGAAATTAAAAGACTTTGTAAGATTATCAAACAAAGCCCTCTGAATAATTTGCTTATTTACATAAAACCTAAATTCAAAAAGATTTTTTTTAATTTCTCTTTTCGTGGTGGTGTGGCTCACAAAGTGATTAGAA